TAGTAGGCAGTGGAGTAGGGGGTTGTTGTGTGGCTAAGTATCCTGTACCTAATATATCTGTTTGACCTTCAGGATTGTAACCACTATTACCATAAGCATTCTGTGCTATCTCTATGCTTTCTTTATAAGCTTTACTTAGATCTTCCTCTGACATACCTCTTTCTGAAGCAGTACTATAAATTGTTTGATCTGGTTTTAAACCTTTTTCTTTTAAAACTTTTTCTGCAAATAACAAATTAGCAGTAGAATTATTTATTCCACTATCACCTTTTTCTACAAAAGCTTGTACTATAGGATCTGTAGATGTATTAGTTCCATAAAATTGATCTGGAGATCCATTGTTATTATAACCATACTTACTTAATAAGTCGTTCACAGCGTTAGGTTTATAAGCATCTGTATCTTCAGATTTAAAAGTATTGTGTTCAGGATCTATACCCACAGCTTTTTTAGCTTTATTTAATTCTTCAGTAGATACTCCACCTTTCATAGAGAGGTAAGTTAAATCAGCTAGTTTTTTAATATCTTCTTCAGAAGGTTCTACTACTCCACCCTCTGCAAAACCTAGTGCTTTACTCTGAACTAATGCACCCTTGTTGGCAACCATTGCTTCTGCATTAGCTCCTAATTTTTTTGCCATTGTATCTATAACAGTCCATTGATTAGTTAATGGTGGATCTAAATTAAAAGCTTTTGTTAATTTTTCTGCAGCTTCTGTAGCTGTCATGCTTCTTTTCTTTGCCATCTATTTAATCCTTGCTCAATACTTTATCTAATTTATCTTCTACCCTATGTAGTGCATCCATTACTTGACTAAGATCGTCACGCATCTCTTTACGACTAACATACTCTTCTCTAGTCTTATTTAATAATATGTCTATACGTTTCACTTCTTGTATAAGTCCTCTAAATGCCCATACAGCAGGAGCTATAACTAGAGTTAAAACGATGTTCCAAAACATCCACATACTGATTTCCATTAACTATTCCTTTATTGAATTAAGATACCAAACCAACCAAATAAAACCAACTATTGTTATTACAAGAACAGAAACGAATAGGATCTCAAGTATTTTCTCTTTTATCTCTTGCTGTTTATATATAGCGTCAACTCTTTCTTTACGTATTTTACCTTCCATTGCTAGTAGCTCTTCCCATGCTGCAGTTCCATGTGAGAACTTAATAAAATTCATAAGCTCATAGCGTTGACCCTCTAATTTTTTTTTAGCACCAAATGCTTCTAGTGCTTCTTGTTCTACAGAGTCTGCCCCAAATATTTTTTTAAACATAGGTGGGTTTTTAGCTTGTTTATGTTTTTGTTCTATATCAGATACAGCACCCATCCAACGACCTAAATCTTTTGACATAGATTCTAGATCTTTACCTGCAGCAAAAGCTTTCTTTACACCTGCAAATGCTGTGCTTGCTGTAGTTAAAGCAGCACCAATCGTAATAGGGTCAAACATATATTAACCCTCTAATGTTTTAACTCTAGCTTCAAGAGCAATATTCTTAGCTGATAGTTCTTGTACAGCTTTAACTAAGATAGGTATAAATTTATTATATTGAATACCGTATTGTTTTCCATCACTACTTAATGATGTAGTAAGATTAGTTTTATCAACTATCTTATAACCTGCATCCTTTTCTAAAGTTTCTACTTCTTGTGCTTTAAATCCAATATCAAGCCAATCTTCTTTATGTGTACCATCATGTGTAATTGAGTTTAAATTAGTATTTAATTCCCATCCTTTATTGTCTATACTTCCATCTTCTTTATATGTTGTAACATTTGTTTTATCTACGTATTTAATTCTTTTATCCCATTTATACGTATAAGGTTTAAGTGCATTAACAAAATCTAAACCAATATCTAATGCCGTAAAATCTGTTTTATCTCTCTGGTCAGAAGCTACTGTCCAATCTACTTGTATATTAGCAGCACTAATATTTTCATCTCCTAAAAATATCTCATTTGATCCAGTTGTTTGTGCGCCACCGGGACTTCCTGAAAGTCCTGATTGATACCCTAATGCTAAATTATTACTACCACTAGTTATAGATCCACCTGCTTCACTTCCATTAACAGTGTTTTTTGAACCTGTTGTTATGCTGCCTAATGAACTATATCCTATTGCTGAATTATTATCTCCCGGAACTTGACCACTTGCACCAATCATTGAACGTCCACCTACAGCAGTATTAAAATCGTGGTCTGTACCTCTATATAAAGTATATGCACCTATAGCTACATTATGTCCACCTGTAGTAAGAGCTTGCATAGAACCAAATCCCAAAGCACTGTTATTTTCTCCTTCAGTAATTGCTTCTGCAGAACCATGCCCTATGCCAACATTAAATCTGCCTGTTGTAACATCATTTAAAGCTTTATATCCAACAGCAACAGCATCTAAAAATNTTCCACCGTCAGTAGGGTTTGCATTTTCTAAAGCTAAAGATCCTACAGCAACAGATTGTTGAGTATGAACACTAGAAGAAAGGGCATTATAACCTATTGCTACATTGTCATCACCTACTGTTAAAGCTGTTAAAGCATTAGCACCAAAAGCACTATTAAAATCCGCATCATCTCCTGTCATACTATCAAGAGCATTAGCACCTATAGCTGTGTTACTTGTACCTGCTGACAGTTGACCTGCAGTATCAGAAGAACCTATGTATGTTTTTATATCAGATGCAGCTACTTGCTTCATTGTACCATTATCATTAAGCACCACTCTATCTGCATCAGCAACAGTTACAGATGAAGCACTTGTATCTCCATCTAATATATTTATTTCAGCTGCAGTAGAAGTAACACCGTCAAGTATATTTATTTCAGCTGCAGTTGATGTAACATTTGTGCCACCTATGTCTAAAGTTGTAACACTTATTTCCCCTGCTACTGTAACAACTCCATCAGCTAATGTAATAAGATCTGTATCGTCTGTGTGTCCTATTGTAGTTCCATTAATAAGAACATCATCAATATCTAAAGATCCACCTGATATCAAACCTGTAGTTGTAATTGTAGATGAACCAGTATCTATAGTTCCAAAACCTGATGTGATAGACCCACTGTTTAAAACTCCTACAGTTGTAGCTGCAGTCGTTACAAGATTAGGCATGGCTGTAATCTCATCATCAAAGTATGCAGCTAAGTCTGTTACTGCTACTTGCTTCATAGTGCCATCATCATTAAAGACTACTCTATCTGCATCAGCAACAGTTACGGATGAAGCACTTGTACCACCATCTATTATGTTTAGTTCTGCGGCAGTAGCAGTTACGAGTGTGCCACCTAATTGCAATCCATTAGATCCATCGTGAGATGCAATGTTAAANTTGTACGCACCATCAGCAAAGGTAGTGTTACCTGTAATTGTAATAGTAGATCCATCAGCCGTAATACTGTCAAGAGCTATGTTACCTACATTTGTTATGTTTGCGTCATTAAAAGAGGTAGCCCCTAATGTATTAGCTACAGCCGTAGATGTTATACCACCTGCAAATGTAGCTAATCCTGCAGCTGACATGTCAAATACAACAGCGTTAACTGCACTTCCACCATCATTACCTCTAATATAAATATCTTTGTCTGATACCTTAGACTCTATATAAACATCACTGCTGTCATTATAGATACGTAGCATCTCTGTACCGTCATCCTCAAAGATAACGCCACTAGCTGCCGTACCTGCATCAAGAGTAATACCACCTGCTGACTCAATGTTAATAGAATCCACAGCCGTACCGTCAGATACAATATCTAAGTCACCATCAGCATTAGAGGATATATAGATACCAGTATCTCTAAACTGAAGTTTCTCACTAGTACTCATAAGGATGTCATCATTAAATTGAAAGTAGTCTTCATCTTCCATCCATACTAAAACACCATCAGAAGTTTCACCATCAAAGGTAACAGTAATATCTGTACCTGCAGTGCCATCTCCTAGTGTTAAGCTTGTACCCAACAATTTAGTAACTTTACCACCCTCTGCAGCTGTACCGTCATGGGTATGTCCTGATGTACTAAAGGCTGTTACGATAGCGTCAAACTCACCATCTAAGTCTGTAGCATCAATAACTTTACCATTAGCTATATTGCCTGATGTATCGTTTCTTGTGTAACCTGTACCCATTTTATTTTCCTTTATAGTCTGTCATTAACAGAGTATTCAATTACTGCTGTGTCAAGAGTGAATGATTTATTAGTACTATTATCTTCAATACTCAATGCTAAGTTTCTACCTGATCCTGTTAGTTGTCTAGAGTATTCTCTTTGCATCTCTGAGCCGTACCTTGGTGCTGCGCTAGAAGTAGAAGAAGATGTTGTGTAAATATAGTTTTCATCTCCATAGATAGCGACAGAAGATGTACCACTTAATTGTATCGTAGGGGAAATAACATCTGGCTGTATTACACTAGGTAAGTTTTGATCAAGTATTATCTTAGCTGTTGTTGTAAAAGATCCTTCAGGATCTACATAAAGAGCTAACTTATAGAAAGTTTTTCTTTGTTGTGGGTCATTAATAGGCATAAAAGGAGATACAAAAATAGCATCAATATCACTCTTTCCTACTNCCCCTGCTGTCACTGCCCCTGTTGTAGCTGCATTAGTTGTGATAGAAGCAATCGTTTTAAAAGCACTAGAGCTAATAGCTGTTCCAGTATTTGATCCAGTAATAACTTCAGTTAAGGATGTTGTACCATCTGAAGTTCCTACTACAGTAAAAGTTTTAGCAGAGTCATTAGCAGCACTTGTAATCGTAACAAACTTTGCATCATTAAGAGAAACTGCCCCACCTGAAGCTAACGCCCCATTGATTGTCATTGTAGTTGCACTACCTACAGATTGACTTGCAGCTATACCATCAGGATCATCATCATCTGCAGACTGTCTGTAGTTTACTGCAATAGTTCCTTCTTTTTCCATTTGATAGACATATCCATCATCGCTACCAAAAAGAATTATTTCATTAGAACCTAGATAACGTGAGTCTCCAGAGTATACTTCAAATCCTTTTAGTGTTGCCCACTGCATTCCTTCAGAGCCTTGAGCTGCAAATTTAGTTGCTAATAATCCTGCAGCTGATTCAGTAGCAATCGTACTACTCTTATAACCAAAAATTCTGTATTGACTTTTCTCTCTTATAACAAGACTGTGAAAATTATTATTACCTGCAAGAAAGTTATCAAAGGTACTCTTAATAGTATTAGAAGGAACATTCAAGTTAAAGTCACCAATACGCTCTGTAGCAGATAGGAGTCTTAGTCCATCAGGTGAGAGAAACATAATGTCACCACCGACTTCCTGTATGCTGTCATCTTCTGTACAACCAATATCTAAGGTTACAGGTACAAGAGTAAAGTCTGCAAAAGAACTACCAGTTATTCTTTGAATACTGTTTGAAGTAAACACAATAACTTGTTCACGAAAGACAATCAAACCTGTGATAGCAGAGCCAACATTAATAGATCCTGCACCATTACCTGCAGAAAAATCTGTATGACTATAAGGCGCACTAAAAACTAATGTTGATCCTTTAGCAAAGAATAAATGGTTCTTATAGTTAATAACATGTGTAGCATCTTCTAGGTCAGAGGTATTAGAAGATGTAAGAAATGTAACTGAACCTGCACTATAATGAGCAGGAAAATTAACACCGTCAACAAACATAATTCTATCTGTACCATCAAAGTTAAAATGTGCAAATCTTACTTTTGTAGAACTAGTTGTAGCTCCTGTAGCTAATGCTGCACTAATAGAACTTGCAGTAATCTCATAGAACTTACCTGCTCTTACAGCTACAGCCGTTGTTGTTGTTGTATTATTTGTTACAGCTAGTCCTTGTATAATGCCACTGTCTGCTAATATCTGTGGGTTAAACTTAGAGTAACCTAATACTTTTTTATAACCACCAGAAATAGAAGGCTCAAAGTTTTGTAACTGTGTAGCAGAACCAACAGCTTGAATACCCTGTTGCAAAGGGGTNAAGTTAGAAACTANTCCACCTTTAAACTCTATTGGAAATGTCTGCCATTGTGTTGCCATTATATCACTCTTAGCGTATTTGTCAAGATACTATTTTTATCAATCATAGTAGAGCGTAGATATTCATAACGATTAATATAAAGAGAACGCATATGTTTAATTCCTGTATCAAACTTTTGTTGAGCCATTTGTGCATTCTGTACATCACCTCTAAACTGGTAAGCGTAATACATAGCTCCCTCTACTATTACATATTTAAACTCTTTAGGTATATTAGATACATCATCAAAAAGTTCTAAGTCAATAGGGTTTCTATAATACTCATAGACTAACTCGTAGGCTTTATCTGGAGTAGGTATAATAATAAATTCATCACTAGGCGCACGAATAACAAATTTAGGTATACCTCTCAAAGTTGTATTAGTGTTGTATTCATAGTCAATATGTTTATTAAGATACTCTTGATAATCCATAGAGCGTAACTTTGTAGTTTGAACATTAAGTGTGTCATTACGTTTAATTCTAAAACTATCTAAGCTAAGAGATTTAGCATCTTCTGGATAACTATATCTTGTTATACCTACTGCCAATGTTTCTTCTTCTTCTATATGATTATAAGGCCACCCAAACTCTTCTTGTTGTATGTGTCTTATAGAAGCATTAACAACATCTTTAGCTGTATTATAAAAGCCAGTAGCAGCAACAAAAGCAGCAGAAGTATTTGCAATCTCTACTTCGTTAAGTCTTCTGTTGACTTCATTCACTAATCCAATAAAATTATAAGCCATTAGTTTTCCTTAATCTTTAGTCTGACACTTCTCTCTGAAGTTAAGTTTGAACTATCTGTTATTCTGCATATTACTTTGTAGGTTCTATTATTTGTACCACCACTAAATCTTATTGTAGCAACTGTATTTGTATTAGAGATAGTATTAGCAGGAACAGTCAGCCCATTAACTGTTACCTGTATTGATGAAATAATAGGCACTTCTCCACCTGTAACTGTTGCACCTGAAATATGAGTAGCTGCAGTTGTTGAGTCTGCACCTCTTGTAACTGTTACAGTATTACTACTAATACCACCTGAGTCATACTCTAGGATTTCACTGCCAATTTTTAACTGTGTGTCATTTGTATTAGTAGTAAATATACTAGCATCAGTCAGCGTTATACTAGTTGCTGAAGCAGTGATTGCAGCTGATAGGGTAGTACTTTGATCATCTATAATAAGCCACTGTACTGAGCTTATAGTAGCACTGCCAAGGTATCTAGACCAATCTATACTATAGTCTAGTGTTTCATCTGGATCTTTATTGGGCCATCTAAAAGACATGTTATGCTACCTTATATGTTTTATTGTAGAGATTGTTTCTTTCTGGTACATATACCATTCTACTTTGCTCTGCTATGTATATGACATTATTTTCATTTAGTCTTCTTTGTATTGCTACAACTCTTGGCTGTTCTGTTATGTAAACAACAGTAGTAGCGTTATTTCTTTGAGGTACATAGACAGTTCTTTCTCTTGCAACTGTTGTGTCTATGCTTGATGTTGTACTTACTGTTACTGCACCTGCAGTTGCTATGGCAGACACAGTAGAAATAGTTAAGTTACAGTCTGCTGTTACACTTAAAGAACCTACTGCAGTACTGGCTGAAGCTCCTGATACAATAAACAGTATGTCTGCATCTGACTCTGCAAAAGCGTTACTAGAGAATGCTGTTACTGTAAACATCTATTAACTTTCTAAAGTTGCTACTCTGGCTTCAAGTTCTTGTATTGCTTTGACTAGGATTGGTACTAACTTAGCGTACTTCATTCCATACTGTTTGCCATCGTCAGTTAT